TGTATCTTGATTATCGTGATGAAAAAGATTTCATCGGTATGGATATGTGTCGTAAGTTTTTGGAGATGGGATTTACTCGTGCAAGACGATATGCAAATCACAACTCTGGACGTAAGTATGATGATGAGGGAAATGTGAAACCACAAGAACCTGATCATGCTACAAGTAAATATGCACAATCTGCAACAATTTTTAAGAAAGTGCGAGATTTAGTGGCTAACAACGATACATATAAACATATGAGAAAAACATGGAGGTCTAAAGAATGATTTTTTTATCTAAACCATCGGCGTATTTTTTACCGAATACTTGGGAAGCACCAAACGTGACTTACGATTTATTTCCTGCAGAAGTGCAAATGTTAGCATTATGTGTTATGATAGCAGCAGTCGCATTACTATCAACTAGAAGGAAGAGAAAGTTAAACTAAACTTACTATTTTATTATGAGTGATTTTATATGGGTTGAAAAATATAGACCCAAAACCATTGACGATTGTATTCTTCCAAAAAGTATTAAGAAAACATTTCAAGACTTTTTGGAAAAAGGTGAAATACCAAATATGTTGTTATCAGGGCCACCCGGCATTGGTAAAACTACAGTTGCAAAAGCATTATGTCAACAACTTAATGCTGATTACTACGTTGTTAATGGATCAGATGAAGGTAGATTTCTTGATACTGTAAGAAATAAAGCAGCGAACTTTGCATCAACAGTTTCTTTAGTTGGTGGTGCAAATCATAAAGTAATTATCATCGATGAGGCAGATAATACTACTCACGATGTTCAACTTTTACTGAGAGCAAATATAGAAACATTCTATAATAACTGTCGATTTATATTTACTTGTAATTATAAGAATAAGATCATTGAACCTTTGCATTCAAGATGCACTGTTATTGACTTTGCGATCAATAAGAAAGACAAACCTGCAATCGCAGCATCTTTCTTTCAAAGAATAAATGATATCTTAGATAAAGAGAGAGTAAAGTCTGATAAGAAAGTTTTAGCAGAACTAATTAACAAACACTTTCCTGATTGGAGGAGAGTATTAAACGAGTGTCAAAGATACTCTGTAAGCGGAGAAATAGACTCCGGTATATTAGCAACCTTTTCTGACGTATCAATCAATGATCTCATTAAAAACCTCAAAGAAAAAAACTTTCCGTCGGTTCGTAAATGGTGTGTCGATAACTTGGATAATGATACCACTTTACTTTATCGTCGCATTTACGATAGTCTCTACGAATCCTTGGTCTCTAATTCTATTCCTGCTGCCGTTCTTATTCTGGCTAAATATCAATACCAAGTCGCATTCGTAGCAGATCAAGAAATAAACATGTTGGCATGTTTAACTGAGATTATGGTAGAGTGTAAATTTAAATGAAGAAAGAAAGAAAACCATTCAGACTTAACTGTTTCGGTTTTCTCGGAATCTTGTTACTATTAAGTGGTATTGGTTCTGGTATTGTTGTCTACTACACTATTATGGAAAACTTAAAATGACCAAATTCACAAAACTAAAACATCAAGTAAAATCAAACAAATATTATCTTTTCTGGGGTGCTTGCACTATTGCAGTCATGGCAGGACAAATTTATGTTGGCAATGGATATCGTAAAATGTCAGAAACTGGTGATGCAATATCCGCTGATATTAATTTGTTAATAGAGGTTTTGACCATGCCTTCCGAAAGACAATTTTACTCCGAACCTGAACGACCATTTAAAATGCCTATTATACAATGATTATCAGTGAAGCAGATGCTACATGGGCTGCTAATGAATTTATTGATTACTTTGGTAGATTTGAAACCATTGAAGACTATATTCGTTTTACAAAAGAGGCGGCAGTTAAAGAAAGAGGTAAATCAATTGTTTCTCTAAAAGATGAATTTTTCAATGAAGATGTTCATCCAGAGGACATGGATTTTGAGGTTAAGTTTGTTGGAGATAGATTTCAACAATCTGTTCCTCAAGCATATTATCATGAACTTTTAACTGCAACATCATCTGCAATCATTGAGAAAAATATTCCCGGTAGAGAGTTGCGTTGGATAGTATATGAAAAGAATAGTAAGAAGATAATTGGATTCATCCGCTTTGGATCTCCTACGATTAATTCTAAACCAAGAAATGAATGGTTAGGTCAACCAGCAAATCTTTCTATATTTAATCGCCATGCAGTGATGGGTTTTGCAATCGTTCCATCCCAACCATTTGGATATAATTATCTTGGCGGTAAATTACTTGCCTTATTATGTGTATCTCATTTTGCAAGAGAGCATCTTAATGTGGTATTTGAAAAAGATATTGGATGGTTTGAAACAACCTCTTTATATGGATCTACAACTTCTGCATCACAGTATGATGGTCTAAAACCTTTTATTAGATTTAAAGGTTTAACTGATAGTAAATTTCTTCCTTTATTGCATGATAGAGCATTTCATAAATTGCATGATAGATTCACTGTAATTAATGATAATAATCCTGTAACTCCTACTTATGTTTCATCTAAAAAGATGAAGAGACAAACTAGAATGATTTCATGGACTAAGAATTCATTGAAAGAATATGGACAAGTAGAAAAACTAAAAAAGTTGGATGGAGTTCTTAAGAATGCATTTAAACTTACACAAAGAAAGAGATCGTATACTTCTGATTATGGTTATGGTAATGTTCGTGAAGTATTACTTGGTAAGCAAGATAAATTAGTTCGTGGTCAAAACTGGGATAAGTTCTATCTTGATAATATTATTTCATGGTGGAAAAAGAAGGCAAGTAAAAGATATGAAAAGTTAAAGTCTGAGGGTAGGTTTAGAACTAAGGTCGAACTCTGGACAGAAGATCAAGATATTCAAATTATAAGATAATGGAACTTAAAGATTGGTTGAACTCGATCAACTTCAATAAAGAAAATTTAACTGAAGATGATCCAAGTGTAATAAAAGATTATCCTCCATACATTATTAATCGTTGTTTATCAGGACATCTTGATTGTGTAATGTTCGCAAATGAGATGAATAAATATCCTTTCTTAGATAAGGATCTTCAATATTCTTTTTATCTAAATACACTTAGGAAAAAGAAGAGATTCTCTCCTTGGCTCCGTAAGGATAAAGTCACAGACCTTGAAATTGTCAAACAATACTATGGTTATAGTAATGAAAAAGCATCACAAGCTCTGAAAATTTTAACCGCCGAACAGATTACTTTTATTAAACAACGACTTGATACTGGAGGAATGAAATGACGGTCACTGTTGAACCTACTGTGCAATGGTCTCAAGATCAAATGCTAGAGGTTGTATTAAATGAACCAGATGATTTTTTGAAAGTTCGTGAGACACTAACCCGTATTGGAGTTGCGTCTAGAAAAGAGAAAAAACTCTATCAATCCTGCCATATTTTACATAAGCAAGGAAAATATTATATTGTTCACTTTAAAGAATTATTCGCTTTAGATGGTAAGCATGCTAATCTAACAATTAATGATGTGCAGAGACGTAATCGCATAACTCATTTATTGGCTGACTGGGGACTTATTTCTATTGTTAAAGAGGATAGTTGTGTTGATATCGCACCACTAAATCAAATTAAAGTCTTATCATATAAGAATAAATCTGAATGGCAGCTTGAGCAGAAATACAATATTGGGAAGAAAGGAAAAACAACTGAATCTGAGTAATTGAAAAAATTTATTTTTGACATTGACGGCACTCTCACACCGAGTCGTCAACAAATGGATATGTCTTTTATGGCATGGTTTATTATCTTTGAATGTAATCATCCAGTTTATCTTGTAACCGGAAGTGACAGAGAGAAGACTATAGACCAAGTTGGTTTAGATGTATATAATCGAGCAGAAAGAGTTTATAACTGTGCAGGAAATGCAGTTTATGAAAAGGATAAACTTATTTTTCAAAATCCTTGGACACCTTCTAAAGAAGTTACTAACTTTTTACTGAAAGAATTAAATTATAGTGGATTTCCTATACGAACAGGAACACATATAGAGCAGAGACCGGGATGTATTAATTTTAGTATTCTTGGTAGGGGTGCAGATTTTGAACAGAGAGGGTTGTATAAGAAATGGGATTACTATTCAAACGAAAGAGTTAAGATCGCTGAAAGATTTAATAAGAAGTTTCCTGATCTCCATGCATTTGTAGGAGGAGAAACTGGAGTTGATATATCAACAAAAGGAAGTGATAAGAGTCAAATATTACGTGATTTTGACAAGGATGACATAATACATTTTTTTGGTGATAGAATGGATGAGAATGGTAATGATTATCCTTTAGCACAGGAGGTTGACGAAAGAGGTGGAGTCAATTATCATGTAGACAATTGGCAAGATACAAACAAGAGATTACTTGAAATAATCGGTTTACCGTAATTCATACATAACCGAACATAATTTAGGGGGGTTCACCACCCCTCTTTTTTTTGTCTTGTTGTATAATTAGTATGTCGCCTTCGGGGACACAATTCACACTCGCTTATTAAAGGAGAACTATGACTAACATTTATCGCGCAAAAGATCTAGGAGAACTATTTGAAAAGATAACAGCCAATTCAATAGGTATTGATAAAGCAATTGAAAGTTTTTGGCAAAATCCAAACTCCACTTATCCACCATTTAATATTCTGCAAGAAAATAATCACGAATCTATTTTAGAAATTGCATTAGCAGGATTCAAAAAAAGTGAAGTTAAAGTCTACACTGAACATGGAAAGATTATTGTAGAAGGAAAGAAAAACGAAAAAAAAGAAAATGAATATGTCCATCGTGGGATGGCTCAACGATCATTTAAAAGAGAATGGCAACTTACAGATGATGTGGTTGTAAAGGATGTAAAATTTGAAGATGGATTACTCGTAATTAATCTAGGTAAAGTAGTTCCAGAACATCATGCTCGAAAAGATTATCTCTAAATAAAAACGAGTTCGAGATGGAACTTGGGGATCTTGACGATCCCCTTTTTTATGTTATAATTATATGAGGACAAAAAACTAAATGACGGTAAAAATATTATTACTTAAATCTGGTGAAGATGTCATCGCTGATGTCAAGGAGATGATTTCTCCCGAAGAAAAAGTTATTGGATATTTTCTTACAAAACCTGTTGTGGTTAAGTTGATACCAAAAAAATCTAATAACGACAAAAAAGAAACATCTATATCAATGTTTCCGTGGATGCCCCTTGCAAAAGAGAAGGCTATACCACTACCAACTGACTGGGTTGTAACTATGGTAACACCCATCGAAAAAATTGAACAAATGTATAAAGAGGAAGTTTTAAATGGAGAAACCACCGATCAAACTGATAGTGCTGATGAATCAGCAAAAACTAATATCTCAGATTGATGAGATTGGTGCTGACATTGGACAACCTGATTGCAAATTAACTGAACCTTTTATAGTTGGAGATAATAATACTTTGTCTCCTTGGTTAGTTGAATCTACCAATCAGAATGTTTTTATGTTATCATCAGATAAGATCCTCACACTTGTTGATCCCAAACCTACTTTACTTGAAAAATATCAAGACCTTCTTAAATGAAATTCTATACTAATGTCCAGTTGATTGG